TCAGGTTTCGGATCTCTACTTCCTGGCAGTCTGCCAAATAATCGATAAGTATGTGGTTCACTACTGAGTCGATCATCTGCGTCCACCAAGATCCGGAAGGTACACCCCTGTATTTACGGAACATACGTCCGTCAGGCATAAGAATGGGAGTGTTAATGAAATACCACACCATACCATCCCACACGTTTCGCCACTTCTGTGCATCAACCTTGTCAACAGGTTTTCCTTCGAAGGTCTCGAAGTTGATGTTCTGTCTGAGAATATCAAATGCAACACGAATTAGCCACGCGGGTACTTTTGTGTCAAAAGACGAAAAGTCGATGCCGTATAGTGTCTCCCCTTCCCTTAGTTTACAGCACCATTCGGTATAAAGGCGCTGTGCACTTTTTCCATTTAGCATAGGTGAGTTGGGATCGTTCATAAAGTCACGATACATCAAAGGAGCGTAGAAACCTTCGATCGTCAACACCTCTGCTGGGAATACCCAAACCAGGCGCGTTTTCGGCTCGTCAATCTCTGACATGCCGCCACGCTGGCCTGCAAGACACGGAGGGAACCGCATCTTCGATGGGTTGAAACTGGATCTACCATTCTGTTTCATTCTGTGTCCTAACCATCGTGCTTCATGGTAGATCTCTTCCATGCAATCGCCTTTCTTGGCGCCCATGAAAGTTGAGCCTGCAGACGTGTCACGCCTGAGGAACTGACCCACCTCGTGCCAATCAAGCGGTTCACGCTTGTATGGCAACTTGAATGCCTTTTTCGCTTTGCCGATAGAACGGCGCATCGAGGCTTGTTGTGATGGTGAGAGACTGGAGAATGTGTTTTTCTCGCCTGCGAACTTCATCAATGAAGTGTACATACCCACGTTACCTTGTGGGCGGCGAGTGAAACCACGAATGTCCTCGTAGATGTCTCGGGAGAATAGCTTTAGACTCTCTCTAACATGAGGATCAGTGTTAGAGTTAGAGCTGTAGGTTGAGTACCCCCCATACTTAGCGATTTCACGTAAGTTGGGGTCCTCGAAGTGAAGAGGGATTACGTCTTCGGAAGTGGTTGACCCTGTCTTTGCGGGACGAAGGTGGAGTGCGTCAACTAAATGAGACCCCTTTCCTAGGACGTAGTGGTTGG